TCTAACAAAGAAACAATCGCCATATTTGAATGCGTTTCTTACAATTTTAAAGATGCGTGTTTGAAATTTATTAAGTTTTGTCCACTGCTGTAGATACTTTTTAATAACTTTTACTTCAGTAGGAGTAGCTTGATCTTTAAAGAAAATTTGGAACGGAGTACCGTTTTCTTCATTTAGTTGGCAACAAAACTCTGCTAAAATATCAAGAGCGGCATTTACTTCACTGTCGCTGTCCATGGTATCGTACTGCTGATATCGATCAAGACGATTTGGATGTCCTGAATAAACATCTGGTAGATAAGAACTATAATTAGATCGGCTACCTGTTGGGCGGTCAGCACCACCGCCACTTAATGGACTAAGTGCTCCTGAAGTATTTGCTACTGGTGTAAAGTATTTTTTCCAAGACATATTATTGGTATAGGTTTCCGTTTAGCGATCTAGTTGCATCAAGCTGTCTTTCATCAAATTCAACAGCTCGCTTAATTAAGCCGAGCGTTTGTCTAGATATGTTATTTAACGTTTGCAGCTCTTCTAGCAATTTTTCACTGCCGCCTATACCTAGGGCACTGGCTGCTCCTTGTACACCTTGACGAGCATCTTGAACTAACGGATCGGCCGCCCTGGCTAGTTTTTGTCCAAATTCAGTTACTGCCTTAGTTGCGTCAGCCAAGGCCGCTTGTGGATTGTTTGCTACGTTTTGGATCTTAGTAGATACTTCGCTAGCAGATGGTAATCCGCTGATAAACTCTTTTATAGAACTTCGTGTTATGCCGCCTCCGCCTAACGGAACAACTGCTTCGTTGCCGTGTAATCGCACATCGTACCCAGTTTTTGGTCCATTAAAAACTCCGCCAGTGCGTGCAGCAGGAGGTACTTTCTTAGCTTCCTCGGCATCTTTTCTCTTTAGCTCTTCAACTTTTTTAGCTAGCGAACCCAACGTAACATCCTTGCCCTCTTTCATTAGGTCTTCTTGGGCTCGATTTCTGTACTGATTGTCATTCATCTTTTGCTGAGTTTGAGCAGCCGGTGCCCTAGCTTGAGGAGCAACAGCATTGCCTGCTGTACCCTTTCTAGCTTCTTCTTCTCGTTGTTTTATTATGCTGTCCTGGATGGGTTTAAGTTTCTTAAACCCAGCTATCTCTGCTTCAATCTGAGCTTTTTCTTCAGCTGTTAATTTTTCCTTAGAATCTGCATTAGCCTTGGCGCTGTCTTTTAATTTTGTTTCTCTCATCTGTATTTCATGAGCAGTTCTAGCGGCATCGGCTTTGGCATCATATATTGCTTTTTCCGCATTTAATTTCTTTCTATCGTTCTCAGCATCTTTTTCGTCGTAAAGCCAACTAGGCAATATTCCTTTTTTAACTTCAATTAATATATTTTTAAACGCCCATAGTATGTCATTGATAATTTTATCTTGGCCTTCTTTGGTAAAAATATCTTTGACAAATCTTTGAAGGAAGGCGCCTAGCATCCTTGCGCCTTCTTGTATTGCTGGCATATTATCTCTAGCAAAATTTAAAAGACTTTTAGCAACTTCAGACACAACAGGACCCATTGCTTCAAACACTGGTAACAACGCACCCATTAGTTCAGACCCTAATGCTTTTAGAGCTTTTTCTGCTTGGGCGGCTGCGGCTGCGGCTGAAGTGTTTTGTTTTAATTGCTTTTCACGTTCATCTCGAATTGCTTGTTGAATTGCAGCTTCTTCTGTTAAACCTTTTGCTTTGTATTTGTTTACAGTTTCTTGTACAGACATCAACGTAGTGGCAAACTTATCACCAGTCATACCACCGGCACGCATTACAGTTTCAAATTGTTTTAAATCTTTAATATTACCTGCTACTGCTTTACCAAAAGTTTTGTCTAGAGCAAGTTGACTTTCTTGCAAAGTTTTTCCATTTTTAACAATTTTGTAAAATTCTTCAATACTTTGACCACCTTGCTGCATGGTAGCCATGTACATTTGTGCTTCTTCTGTCAACGGAGGAAGTCCCATTAGTTTGGCCTTAAGGGCGTCGGCTGCGCCTTTGCCTCCACTTTCCATTGCTAAACGTAGTGCAGCATTGGCTTTTTCTCTTTCGTCTGCGTCTAATCCATTTAGGTAGCTTTGAAAGTTAGCATCCTGAGTCATCGACTCTTGTTGTTTTTCTAATTCTTCTCTACTCTTACCAGTTAGTCGAGCTAGCACATCAAGTTCTTTTCCGTAGTTTGCTACAGATTGAGAAACACCACGATAGTCTTTCTTTTGAGCTTCACTTAGTCCGCCGTTGACTTTAACATAGTTGGCCGCAAGTTCGTTTATGTCTTTGAACCCGTAACCTAATGCTAGCAGATTATTACCTAAGTTACCTGTAGTTAATGCCTTGGCTATTCCTCTAAATGCGCGAGCTCCGTCGTCTGTACTACTGCCTAGTAAACTGATAGATTTAGCATTTTCTTTAATAAATGAACCATACTGTTCCATAGTTAGGCCGGCTTCTAATGCCTGTAGTCTAACTTGATTTAAGTCTCCTCCAAGATTAACACCTACCTTAGATAAGTCTCTAAACGCATTTAGGTTAGCTTCTTGGAACTGTGCCATCTTTTCAAATAAGCCAGCAACTAGACCGAGCCCTAACGGAAGATCTTTAAATGCTCCAAACAGTCCACTTACACTGGCAGTACCGTCGAGCAACTTGCCAGCAAAGTCAGTTAGATTGCCTACAGTTTTAAATGCACTGGCAGTTAGGTCACCAATGACTCCGCCTAACACTAGGGCAGTTTTTGCTAGTCCACCCATTGCCACTGACGCAATTTTGCCAGCGCCAAAGGCAGCTTGCCCTAAAGCATTTGCTCCTTTGTTAGCTTCAGCAATGGCTTTTGGATCCATACCGGACCTTGATGCTAGATTAACCAATCTAGTCATCTGGGCGTTAGAACCAGATACCGCTTGCAACAGAGCTTTTAACGTCGCTTCCGTGGCCGCATTATCTAATGCTACATCATTATCGCCAATTCTTCCGGTTACTTCTGCCATTGTTATTTTCCTGGATTCTGTGCGTACATAAATAATACGCAGACTTGTACTAGATTATTTATCGGAGAATCAAACATGGTTTCAGAACAAAAAATTACGCCCAATCCATTAGTCGGACTAATGCGTCAACCCAAAATTTTCATCAGACTACCAAGTGGTGGTGAATATTGGGAAACGGGCTCTATCGATGTTCCAGATAACAGAGAGTTTCCTGTTTACTCAATGACAGCCCGAGACGAACTTATGTTAAAAGTTCCAGATGCTCTTATGAATGGGCAGGCAGTTGTTGATGTAATTCAGCATTGTATGCCTAACATCAAGAACGCATGGAAAGCACCAAATTTGGATCTTGATGCTATACTGATTGCTATTCGTATTGCCACTTACGGTGAAAAAATGACTATCCCGTTAAGGATTAACGACGACGTTGATAATGAGTACACATTAGATCTACGTGTGGTGCTCGACGGACTACAAAATCAGATCTCTTGGGATCCTGTCGTACCTATCAATGACGACCTCACTGTTTACGTAAGGCCGCTCAGTTATAAAGTCATGACGGACAGCGCACTTCAAACATTTGAAACACAAAAGATTATTCAACTGGTCAGCGATGATGCTATTCCAGAAGATCAAAAAATTGCAGCTTTTAAAGAAAGTTTTGCTAAATTAAATCAAATGACAATCAGTGTGATCAACAACAGCGTGTTCAAAGTTGAAAGCAGTCAAGGTACTACTGTTGACCAACGACACATTCAAGATTTCATGACCAATGCTGATAAAACAGTTTTTGATAAAGTTAAAAATCACATTGATAAACTTAGAGAAAACAATTCTATCAAACCTTTAAAGATTGCTACCACAACAGAAATGCGTGCAGCGGGCGTAGTTGAAGACGAAATAGAATATCCGCTACAGTTTGATCCTACAAATTTTTTCGTCTAAGGCTTTTGTCTCTTAGCTTAGATGAAATTCAAGAGCTAAGTGACAAGATGGAAAAAGAGACAAAAGCCTATAAACTAGAACTTTATAGAATATGCTGGTTTATGCGAGGTAGTCTATCTGTCACTGAAGCGTTTGAACTTACTAATGAAGATATTGATGTGATGGGGAATCTAATTAAAGATAATTTAGAAACTACCAAGAAGAGCCAACTGCCCTTCTTTTAAATGTAGCAACCTAAGAACTTGCTGTAACCAACGCTTTCACGCTGTACATTTTGTTTGAATACTGGATTGCCTTGAGCATCAGCACCGGCCAATTTCTGTCCTCCACCACCTTGAACATACTGATTAAACCCACCGCCTGTTTGCGTTGCCATGCTTTTACCTGCGGCACGTTGACCTTGTAGTCTAGCTTTAGTTGCAGCTTGTTGTGCTTTAGGATCAGGAGTGTTTGAAGCTACAGCATTTACTTTGCCTTGTTGCTGTCCAATGCCAGGTTGGACTGGAGGAGTGGTTGCCGCAGTAGCAGGATTTGCTGCCATCTGATCTTGTGCTACCTGAGCCGCAGCCGCTTGTTTCTGTTTTCTAATATCTGCCGGAGTTGGTTGAGCAACTGCTTCAGGTTCTGTTGCTGCCGGCGCTGTTGGCTCCGGAGTATTATTGGCCACCGCCGCTACCTGTCCTTGCTGTTGACCAATTCCTGGTTCAACTTTAGGAGCACCTAATTGTTTTTGTAAATCTGCTATCTCTGCTTTCTTCTGAGCAATCTGCTGTCGTATGTCAGTCGGGTCAGCAACTCCTGCTGTACTAGCACCTGTACTTGCCGGAGCTGTACCACCTGTAGCTGGAGCAGTTTGAGGAGCAGGACCACCAGCTACTGCTAGCTTACCGCCTTGATACCCCTGCTTAAATGCAGAACCCATACCTGCAAGGCCACCTATTGCAGCACCAGTTCCTTTAGCAAGTCCCCTAGCACCTGTAGCTAGAGCAGATCCAAGACCTTCATCAGTTTGTTGTTCCGAGATTAATTCTTTAATATTCATGTCATTTTCCTAAACAGGGATTAATACGTTTATTTATGTGGTTAAATGAGCTAACGCTCATTTGCTTCTTCGCTAATCGCTCGAAGCAATTTTATATGAAACATATAGTGCGAAGCACTTAAATATTATCTAGATTAAGCGGTCACACTAAGCCCGCTAAGGGCAAAGTTGGTTGTGAACATTATCTGAGTATCACAGTCACATAGCGTTAGAGCGGTTACAGTGGCGGTTGTCCGGTACCACGAGCTCTGTCTTAACAACGGCGGCTTACAAATATACGCTATCATATTTGTAAAGCGTGGGGTTATGGTTAGTTCCCCATCCTTGGGCCTTTTAAAATTTTCTTCAAACAATCAAACCGCGGCAGTTTAGCGATCTACGTCCTGTAAAGGATAGTGATTGAGTACTCTTTGCGGCGAGAGATTTCCATCCCAGCGACCCGAGGTCCTGGTTTAGGGCACCAGAAGTTTGCCAGTGCGAGCGTTATTACCGCGTGATGAGCCTAAATTTTATTTTTTATGTGAGAGCCATGGACACGGACTGAGATCTGTCCGTTATAATATTCATTTGATTCTAATACTTTGCGGTCGAATTGTTCTCGGGCCTCAATGTAAGATGTTTCTGCTTTGCTTTTACAGTAGTGTAAAATTTCTCTTGTGAAGTTTTCTTTGCCGTGCAACTCAACGTCCTTGTTGAGTTCTAAGTTTGAGCCATAATAGTCTTGCCAGTCGCTTTCTATTTTGCTTCTGATCTTCTTTTTCTTCTTGTTGCCGTTCTTTAACTTTACAGTCTTGTAGGTCGTTTTACTAAACTTTGCTAATTTTTTGCCAACATAAAGCCTGCCAGAAGTATTACATGAGATGAGATAAACGAATCCCACACAATCCTCAGGCAGTTCTGTGACTATAGAACCTTTATGGTACCAAGTCATTGATTACTTTGCTGCCTTAGCTTCCTTGCGAGCGTTCTTCTCGGCAGTGATTTCATTGCGGCGGGCTTTGACTGCCTTGCCGACATCAGCTAATGCCTTGCGGGCGCGAGTACCTGCGGCGCTGTTACCTTTTTCAAACTTTTCGTTTTCTGACATATATGCTTCGTATGCAGCTAGTAAATCTTGTTGTGTGTTCATTTTTGTTTCCTTTTTTCTCTATCTTCTTTTCTTCGAGCTTTGGCTTCTTCCTTTTCTCGAAGTTGATTTCTATGTTCAGCCCATAATCTTTTTTGTTCTGCTTTATAGGCTTCTCTAAAAATCATTACTTCTGATCTATAAGCATGCATGTGGTCTTGTAGATCAGTTATTGCCCGCTTTAGCCTTAGCGAAGGTTCGTGGGTTGCGTTCTTTTTAAATGCTATGTGAGCATTGTGTATCTCCGCAACTTTATCGATAAATTCACTATAGACCTTGTCGTAATTGTTTAGCATTATGCTTCAATGTAGTCGGCACTATTTGAGTAAGAGGTAAAACCATTTTCTTTTATAACTTTCAAAACGTTATTAACTCTACCAATTAACTCATCTTTGTGCGATATCAAGTATATATTCTTATTTCGTTCCCTGGCCATCTTTTTTAGGACCGCAAGCCCAGCTTCAACTCCGGCAGCATCCATGCCTGCGTCGATCAACTCGTCAATGAATAACAAATTAATATGTTGATATAAATTTTCCCAAACATCACGGAAGGCAAAGCTCAAGGACAATATCAAACGATTGCGTTCTCCACGTGACAAGTTATCAAAGTCTAAGTCTTGCCCTAACTGAGTGATCTCAACATTAAGATCGTTAAGGAATTTTACCTGATGCGGTAGGCCTAGTTTAGAAATGTAATAGCTCAATCGCTTGTTCAAGTAGTTCAAGTTCTGGTCAATAATTTTCTTACGAATAAAACTATCTTTGTTTGTTAACAATTTTAACAGGAATTCTTGATGATCTCTATACTTTGTAAGCTCGTTTACAGTTGCCCAGTCGATCGGTTGAAGTGCTGTATGTTTTAGCTCTTCAATTTGTTCTTCGTACGGGTTTGCTTCTACAACTTTAGATTCTAAACTACGCTCTAAGCTAGCAAGATTATTTTTATGTCCCAACGCTTCTGCTTCTGTCTCATAAAATGTTTCCGGCCTCCGAGGAACATCACCTGTACCTATTTCATCTACAATCTTTTTTAAATCCTGCGATACTTTATCAAAGTATTTCATGGCTTCGCCTAAATGATGAGTAGCACTAGCAGTCATTTCTTCGTGTTTATGGTCGTGAAGTTCTTGTTCGCAAGCATGACAAGTCTTATTTGCTAGACTTTCTAATTCTTTTCCATACTTTGTTAGACTTTTTTCGGCTTGACCGACAGCAGATTCTAAAGTTGCTCGCTGTTTGTTTAAATTTTGAATCTTAGTTTTGTGTTCAAGCCATGCTTTAAGCTGAGCATGGGCCGCTAATTCTGCGTCGATGTCAACGCTTTCTAATTGTAATATTGCCTTGCCCAGGCTTTCTAATTCTTGATCTTTCTTAGTTTCCCAAGCACTGCTCTTTAAACCTAGGCTGTTGATGCTCTTTTGAACGTTTTCGTTGGCAGTTTTAATACCTTCGATCTTAAATGTTTCAGTTTGAATAGCATCTTTTGTGGTTTTAACTTCAGTTTTAAGCTTCTCTGCCTTCTCTGATAATAGAGTTATGCCTAACAGTTGCTCAATTACTTCACGTTGATCTGCCGCTTTAAGACTCAAAAACGGTTCAGTATAGGTGTTCAATGCCACTAGATGCTTGAACATAGTATGGGTCATGCCCAGCATCAGCTCGATTGCCTTCTGTGTTTCTCTACTGTCGCCCTGCGACTCGTCATCATCCTTGGCTTTTTGCTCTTCTTCATTAACAAACAGCCTGAGTATGTTAGGTTTGCGACCTCGTTCGATACGAAATGCTTGCCCGTTAACCTCGAACTCAACTGTAACCAGCATGTGCTTGGCATTAGTCTTGTTAATTAAGTTTTCTTTTCTAATATTGGTCAATGCTTGGCCGTAGAGAGCATAGCTGATTGCGTTAACAATCGTAGTTTTGCCTGTGCCATTGCGAGATCCGCTGTCATCCCCACCTAGGTCTAAGTTTTCGCCTAGTACTAAAGTTAGTGCTTCTTTAGAAAAATCAACGGCTTGTGTTTGATTACCGACACTTAGGAAGTTTTTTACTGTTATATTTTTTATTTTGAACATTATAGGCTATTATAGATATCTAATAAAGTCTTTTTATCGAACTGATCGCTGTCGATATTAACAAGTTGCTCAGTTACAATCTGATCAACGCTTTCAAATTTACTGTCTACTTGATCTTCTAGTACAGCATCTAAATTATCTTTGTCCTGTATTAAACTGATTTCTCTAACATCGTGTTCTTTAACAAATGTCTCTTTGATAAA